GAATGGGAACGCATCAAATGGGAAAAATTGTGGGAAACGGAAGAATATAAAGAAAAAGAGTATGAGCCTTACTATGAACTTGCCGGAGATGAATACCGACTATTCGAACAATGGCGAGACATAACAGCAGCCGCTGAAACCAATCCTGCTTTACAAGACCTGCTGGATCAAACAAAAATGGTGTACAAGCTGACCAAGATCAAATGAGCGACAAACTAGATATTAGAAACGAGATGCGGCAACTGGACGCAAAGAACCGTGAGTTCTATGATGAACTCACTGTAGAAGAACGCCGGAAGTTGTCGATCTTTCCATTGATGCGGTGGGCCAGCACAGTGAATGGCAGTAGAGAGATCCAGGAATACTATGTGCAGAGCACCAATCATTATTTCAACAAGCACTTCTTCACCTTGCACAAACACCCCAAACTGCAATGGCTCATGGGCACAGCAGTGAGTCCAGGCATGGGTAGTATGCGGCATGATTGGGTCTCGCTCAAAAAGAAAGAGTCAGGGGACGCGGCTATAAAGAAACAACTGCGAGAACTGTATCCACATTTCCGAGATGATGAGATTGATTTGCTGGCCACTCTCACAGACAAAAAAGAACTAACACAACTGCGCCGGGCTCATGGCAACGACAAGTGATTTCACATGTAGGTATTGCGCCAGATCATTCAGCCGGGAAACCACGCTGAGTGTGCATGTTTGCGAACAAAAGAAACGCTATCAGGAGCAGAGTGAGCGCGGTGTGCAGTTGGGCCTGCAGGGCTATCTAAAGTTCTACGAATACACACAAGGATCTGCCAAGCTCAAGTCATGGGATGACTTTGCTACATCACCTTACTATCGTGCGTTCGTGAAATGGGGTAGGTATTGCGTGGATGTGCGGGTGATCCGACCAGAACGCTTCCTTGAATGGTTGCTGAAAGGTAACAAGAAGATTGACAACTGGTGCAGCGATCGGCTATACACAGAGTATCTTGTGACCCATGTGCAGAAAGAAACTGTGAATGATGCCTTGGCTAGAGCCATTGAATACAGCATTGACTGGAGTGAGCGCACTGCATCTCCTTCACATGATTGTTTGAGATATGGCAGCGCCAATGCCACATGCTATGCTGTGACCACAGGTAGGATCAGTGCTTGGGTGATCTACAATTCGGAATCAGGACAGAAGTTCTTATCAGAACTCAACGCAGAGCAAGTGGCAATGATATGGCCTTACATTGATTCAGATGTATGGCAGAAGAAGTTTGCGGATTATCCTGCTGATCAGGAATACGCACGAGAGATTTTAACACAAGCAGGATGGTGAAATGATCAAACATGTATACGCTAGTGGACCATATATAACCACAGCAAACAACCAGGCCACCAACTACATGAACAACTACAGTGGTGCTCAAGGGCTGGGTAATATTCGATTCAACACCACAAATCAGGGCTTGGAAGTGTATGATGGCACAATGTGGCACCCGATACAGATGGGCACTGTGAGTTTGAGTTTAACACCGGATGCTGTGGATGCCATAGGCTGGGTAAATCAAAAGCGTGTGGAAGAAATGAAAATAAAAGAATTGGCTGAACGGTATCCTGCTGTGGCTGATCAGTTGGCAGCGGTGCAGGAAGCCGAAGAAAAACTGCGTATGATCACACTCCTGGTGCAGACATGAGTCGGCGTGTATTGTGCCTAGGAAACAACACCGAGGACACGGATGTTAAAACACGAGCTTTGGCCGCAGCCGCGCAAGTCGATTGTCACGGCCTACTGTCGGACTTGGACGGCACGGTCACTGTGGACAGTATGCAGGGTTCAGGATATTATCATACCAGTGTATACGACATAGAATATGGCAAGCTGATCGATTTATCCAATTATTTTGACACCGTGATTGTGTTGGATCAACCACGAGATCAGTACTCGCATCCTGATGCATTCTATAAAACTATAAGATTAGCAAGAGAAATAAGATCTCGTACCCAGGTAACATTGTTGAATCCAGATTATGAAACCGACATTGATTTTTTTGAAAATCTTGTGCAGACCAATCCCAGCTTCTGTATCTTTCCGTTCATTGAACTTTTGACAAATCAACGTGATGATGGGCAGACCACTGTGTGTTGTCGTTCAACAACACCCATAACGCATGTTGATCTGATTCAGGATTTTGCTACCGATAAAAACTATAAAATCATACGTGACAAGATGTTACAGGGTATACCGATTCCGGAGCATTGCAGAACATGTTATGCGTTGGAGGACAAAAATATTCGCAGTGCCAGACAACAAGAAACAGTGGAGTGGGCCAACAGATTAGGCTTGTCGTCTTTTGAGGATCTGGAAAAAATCACAAATCCAGCGTATTATGAAATTCGGCCAGGCAACATATGCAATCTTCAATGTAGGATGTGCGGCCCAGGCTCCAGTCAGTTGATCGGCAAAGAGTATCGTCGGTTGAGTCTTATTTCTCAATTGCCTCCTCCTCAACGCAGTGATTTTGACATAGTTGATTTTACCAATCTAAAAAAACTTTATGTGGCTGGTGGAGAGCCCACGGCCATGCCTAAATTCTATGATTTTTTAGACCGGTGTATTGCAGAAGATCGAGTTTTTGAATTCCAGGTCAACACCAATGGCACCAAACTAAACAATCGTTTCAAGAAACAACTAAAGCGTCTACCTCACATGCAGTTCACAGTGAGCATTGATGGCTTTGATCAGTTGAACCATTACATACGTTGGCCTTCTGACTGGTCTAGGATAGTAGATAATGTTCAATATCTTGTTGATCATGGACACACGGTAAACTTCAACACCACAGTATCCATTTACAATGTGATTGGATTGTATGAATTGTTTGCGTGGTTTGATCGATCATTTCCTGGAAAACTAGTACATGCATCTCTGGTCAGAAGTAAAAATGACATGCAGTCTGCGTTGATATTTCCAGATTCGAGGTTGGCAAAAGATCGACTTTTGCCCATACAACAGTTAAAATGTTACAAGAATGACGGACTATTGAAAAGTACCATTGATGGGTTGATAGCACATTATGATGCCAGTCCCATGATTGATCAACAAAAGCTCACACAATTTTTTGAATTCAATAATAAACTGGATCAGTCCAGAAACATTCAACTGGTTGATTACATTCCAGAATTAGCAAAGCACAAGGATCATTATGAGCGCAGACATTGACATTGATGTACCCAATAGGGATGCTGTGTTGGCATTGATTTCTCACACGGCGGCACGGCAAAGTAATGGTCGCCGGCACAACTCCGGTATCTATGTCACTGAGATTCCACGTGATCCAGTCACTGGCTGCTCGGCATTGGATTATGAAACAGCCGAAGCCCGGGGGTATTTCAAGATAGACTTGTTGAACATGAGTGTGTACAGCCTGGTGCGAGATCCTGCACACTATCAACAGATGTTGTCAGCAGATCCGCCCTGGTCCAGATTATGGACAGATCCTGACTGGGCTCAGCAGTTGGTTCATGTGGGCAACTATACCGAATTATTGAAAAGCATGAAGCCAGATTCAATTCCCAGGATGGCTGCGTTTATTTCGGTAATCCGTCCGGGCAAAGCACATTTACAGAATCAGCCTTGGTCGGTGGTGTTTGAATCAGTGTGGGACGGTGATCTCAGTAGAGGTTACATGTTCAAGAAAGCTCATGCTGTGGGCTATGCAGCCCTGGTAGCATTACATATGAATCTAATCAACACGCCTGACCAGGGTGATTGATTTTCGTTTGCCTTTTCGTCGGGCAATATCGTTTAGACTACACACAGGTCCGTGCAAGATCTCCAGGTCCTTGTTCACAAAAGTGCGTAGGCACAGTCTGAATTCTTCCCATTCGCCGCGCAGGAATATGTTGATAGGTATAGATCTATTTGATTCCCACCACCAGGTGTTGGCTAGATCGATATAGCGACGTTTCTGCTCAGGATCTTGTATCACACCAAAGTCGTAGATGGTGGTGATCACGTCATCGCGATTCTGCACGATGCCCACGTATTCATTGTTAGAGTACACACACAAGGTTATGAAAGGATACTTGTCTGCTAGTTTTTGGAATAAGTCGCTGCCCATATAGTATTAGTTCGGATATTTATACCCCTGTGCGTCGGGCTAAATATCATTGGAGCTCACCACATGTATTCAACTCAGATCTATATCTATCAACAAATCCAACGTGTGTTGGTATTGGATACCACAGATGGTGACGTTTTTGACCGGAGGTGGGATCCTGTGTATGCTAAAAAACTAACCATCAACAAAGGTGTTGACAATGTGATTTTGTTTGAGTTCATCAATCAAGATCAAAAACCTGTGAACATCACAGGGAGTGAATTGCGATTCAAACTGATCAACCTGGCAGGCACAGCCCAGCTGATCGAAAAAGACATGGTCATAATCAATGCTGCTTTTGGGCGTGCCAAGGTCACACTCACAGCCGCAGAGACCACAGAGTTTCCACCAGAACCGTCAAGTTATGCTATAGAACGTGCGAGTGGCAATCTAGTAGAAGCAGTATTTGTAGATGCTCAAGCACAAGGTCGCGGCGACGTGGACATTGTAGACAGTGTGAAGCCGGCATTTGTGCCCAGCACATTGGTCACCATTCCTACCATCTATGGCCCCGAAGCGTATGTTGATCCAGTGATCAATTCTAACTATCCTGATTGGGCACTGAATCCCCCAGGTGCATATGGAAATGTTTACAATGATCCACAGAGATTCAGTAGTCAAGTTCCTACCAATGGCACCAGCTTCACCACATTCCAGATGGAGATGGATCACTACACCGGCAATGTCAAAGCACAGGGTGCTCAGACTTATGAATCTGTATGGGTGGATGTCACCAATGTGCAGAGTTATTACAACAAAACCGGAACAGATTACATCAATGTGGCAGGATTTCATCCGCTGTTGAGATTGGTCAGTGACCAGTGGCCGGGTACACAACAAGTACAAATGGCCACAGCCACAGCATATGGAGCCAATGGTGCGATCACCTCGATCACAGTGAACCAGGGCGGATACGGATATCTAGCACCACCGCGTGTGAGCATTATTGGATTGGGTGCAGGAGCTGTGGCCGAAGCAGAAATTTCAGGAGGCTCGGTCAGTGCCATAAATGTTATAAATGGTGGTTCGGGTTATGCAGCAGATCCGCAGAAAAGCAATCAGGTTGCTGCGGTCGGGATCAATCGTGGAGCCATTGTAAGCATATTAGTTAGATGACATTTAAAAAAATCGTAGGATTCGGTGACTCATGGATGTATGGTGATGAGTTGCTGGATCCTGAATTGACTCGTAAAAATTCAAATGCACATTCATGTTGGCATCAGAATGATCAGTATCGCAACAGTCATAACTTTCTCGGGCTCCTAGGGAAACATTACAATGTACCCACAGAGAATTTTGGCATCGCAGGCGGAAGCATGCAGAGTTCAATCTGGACATTCCAATGGTGGTTAGATCATGAACCCTGTCCTGAAGAATGTTTGGTACTGGTAGGACATACAGACTCAGACAGATTGAGTTTTTATAATCCCAATCATCGCAGTTACAGCAATGACCCACCTTGGAATAAATTCATACACTCAACATGGGTACAGTATGGAAGCAGCGTGGTGCCTGAAGATTTTCGTACCATGGTCAAACAGCAACTGGTATTGACCAATTGTAGAGAATTAGCACGATTAAATTATCAACAGACTGTGCAGTTCTTTGATGGAGTGGCTGCAAGAAAGAACATTCCCATGATGCAATTCCATATCATGCCAGCAGATGTGGAAATGGATTTGCCCACTATAATCTGGCCAGGATTCAGTACCACCATTTGGTTCCGAGATCACGCAGGCAACCAACATCGTGAATTGATCATGCCCGGCGGTCATCCCAACGAGATTGGGCATGCGATGATATCAGAAAAGTTGATTTCTACCATAGACTCTGCTACAATGTAAGGATGCTGGACATCCTTGGTTATCTGCCTGCGAAACGAAAAGTCACACCTTCGGGTTGGACCAGTTTCAATGCTGTGTGCTGTGCTCATAATGGCAGCACAGCGGATCGGCGCAGTCGAGGAGGTCTCAAACCCACAGAACAGGGTTGGAGTTATCACTGCTTCAACTGCAACTACACCGCCAGCTTTATCCTTGGCCGTTCGTTGAGTTTTAAGGCCCGCAGGCTCTTGAGCTGGATGGGTGTGCCGGATGCAGAGATTGATGCGTTAAACTTGGAAAGTCTGCGTCATCGTAGCATACATGGTATCATAGACGATCGCCAAAGAACGTTCAATGCCCTGGCGGATATACGATTTGAAGAACAAGAACTGCCACCATTGAGTGAGCCATTGACAGAGGAAGGGGTTGCTAGAGATTATCTAAGGCAACGATGTGTGCCGGACAACTATCCGGCAATGGTGCAGATTCATGAAGAAAGAATATGGCGACATCGCCCCAGTGTGATCATTCCATTCACCCACGACGATCGCATTGTGGGTCACACACAGAGATTCTTGGACGACCGCAAGCCCAAATACATCAGCAACAGCCAGCCTGGGTATGTGTTTGGCACAGACTTACAGCACTACGACTGGACTCATGCGATCGTGGTAGAAGGTATATTTGATGCGCTCAGCATTGGTGGCCTAGCAGTGATGCACAGCACCGTATCAGATGAGCAAGCAAGATTGATCCGCAGGCTAGGCAAGGAAATAACAGTGGTGCCTGATCAAGACTTGTCGGGCATGGAACTGGTGGATCGTGCAGTGGAACTGGGCTGGGCAGTGAGCATGCCGCCCTGGCCAGACGACGTCAAGGATGTGAATGACTCAGTGATGCGTTATGGTAGATTGGCAACTGTGCTAACTATATTTGAAAATCGTGAAACCAGTCGGATCAAAATAGAACTAAGGAAGAAAAATCTTGTCAAAAGACTACGGTAATTGGTGCCCAGAAATATATCGTAGCATGTTTATCGATCGGCATAACAGTGATTATGTTCGTGTGGCTCCGTGCTGCCAAGCTGGCTCGAGTATAGAAAAAGTCGCAGATTTTGATTTCAACACCAGTGCTCATCTCACTCAACTCAGAGAGAGATTCAGTCGTGGTGAAAAACCCAAAGAATGTTCTAGATGTTGGCAAGCAGAAGATCTGGGTAGCCGAAGCCGTCGTCAAGGTGTGATTGAATTTTTTCAATCACACGAGGTTGATCACACAGTGGTATTGCAAAGTATAGACTATAATGCCACCTGGGCATGTAATCTTGCCTGTGTGATGTGCCGCCCACAATCCAGTAGTCTCTGGGCCACACAAAAAAATCTACACAAGAGTGAACTATCAAAAATTGGAAGGCATTTTCGAAATCAAAACAATTTCTTAGACACAGTTCCGATCAACAACATAAAGAAAATACATTTCAACGGCGGGGAACCTTTGCTCAATGACGATCACCTTGACCTATTGAATAAATTAGAACAACAAGACGTTTTAAAAAATGCACAGATAAGTTATAATACCAATGGCACCATAATGCCAAACAAAAAAACAATCGATCTATGGAGTCAATCCCGATTGGTTAAAATATATTTTAGTATTGATGCAGTTGGGCCAGGATTCGAATATGTGAGATGGCCTGGTGTATGGAGTCAGACTTGCAAAAACATGCTAGACATGAAACAAGATTTGCCCAGCAATGTGATGTTTGGATTTAACTCAACCGTGGGATGTTATAATTTATTTGAGATAGAAGATGTATGGAACTGGTTTGATCAGAACATATCAACCAACAGAGAAGGTGATGTGTCAGATTTTTGTTGGCAGTTTGCACAGCAATTCGATCTAAAAAATTTAAACACCGATGTCAAAAATCTTGCCATTGACCGGCTAAAATTTATTCCAGCACTGGATGGAATTGTTAAGTATCTTGAATCAGAGATTGAGCACAAAGAAGATCTTGGATGGGTGCATTATCTATCGAACCTTGATTCTGTTCGAGGCACCAACTGGAAAGACAGTTTAAAAATCGCAAAATACATGAAGGAAAAATCTTGTTAAAAGACTACGGAGTTGACGTACAACGCTTGTTCTTGGAAATGATGTTGGAGGACGCACAAGGCTATGTGCGTGTGCAGAACATTTACAATCCGGAGAACTTTGATAAGAGCCTGCGACCTGCGGCTGAATTTATAAAAGAGCACGGAGACAAGTATAAGACCTTGCCGGATCGCACACAGATAGCAGCTACCACTGGCATTAAACTGCAATCAGTGCCCGAGCTCAACGAGGGGCACTTTGAATGGTTCATGACCGAGTTTGAATCATTTACCCGTAGACAAGAACTATAACGGGCTATATTGAAAGCAGCAGACTTGTTGGAGAAGGGTGACTATGATCCTGTGGAGAAACTGATCAAGGATGCTGTGCAGATCTCGTTGACCAAGGACATGGGTACGGATTACTTTGCTGACCCTGCGGCAAGGATACGCCGATACTTTGAATCTGGTGGACAAGTGTCAACAGGTTGGCCACAGATGGATCGACTGCTGTATGGTGGATTCAGTCGCGGAGAACTAAACATCTTTGCAGGTGGTTCAGGATCGGGCAAGAGTCTTGTGATGATGAACATAGCATTGAACTGGGTGCAACAAGGACTCAGTGGTGTGTATATCACACTAGAACTTTCAGAAGAACTCACAAGTTTGCGAACAGATGCCATGTTGACCAACATGAGCACCAAAGACATCCGCAAGGATATTGACACAGCAGAACTCAAAGTCAAACTGGTGGCAAAGAAGTCGGGCAACTATCAAGTGAAAGGATTGCCGGCACAAAGCAATATCAATGACATCCGGGCATACTTGAAAGAGTATCAGATCCAAACAGGCAAACGGGTAGACTTTGTGATGATTGACTACTTGGATTTGTTGATGCCGGTGAGTGCCAAGGTAAGCCCAAATGATTTGTTTGTGAAAGACAAATATGTATCGGAAGAACTGCGTAACTTGGCCAAGGAACTACAGATGCTCATGGTCACTGCATCGCAGTTGAATCGATCAGCTGTGGAAGAAGTGGAATTTGATCACAGTCATATCTCGGGCGGTATTTCAAAGATCAACACAGCAGACAATGTGTTTGGTATTTTGACATCGCGTTCAATGAAAGAGCGTGGCAAGTATCAGATCCAGTGTATGAAATCGCGTAGTTCAACAGGTGTTGGGCAGAAGATTGATCTGGAATACAACATTGATACCATGCGTATCACAGATGCTGGCGGAGATGAAAACGACAACGGATTCCGCAAGCCCAGCAGCGTGATGGAATCCATCAAGGCTCGTGCTAGTGTAGCACCTGCAGATGCCGCAGCACCTGCGAAATGGGAAAGAGCACAGGCCAAACCGGGCGTGGATCCACTGGATCCCACACCAAAGATCACAGCAGATGTGCAAAGCAACAAGCTCAAGGAGCTGTTGGGCAAGATCAAAACTGGTTAAAACCAATAAATAACTCAAAGGCCCTTGAACGCAATGCAAAAACGCACCCGTAGTCTATTGGAAGAACTGGATTCAATGTATGTTGAGCGTGAGCGCGACTTGATAATAGAAAGTCGCGCCTCAAATATCATTGCCGGTGCCATCAACTTGTTGGAACAGATAGATGCTGCATATTCACCGGAGCAAGCAGAAAATCTCACACGCAAACTGCTGAATGCAATCCGCACAAGAGATGCAGGCAGATTTGCTAGAACCGTAAGGCGTAGTCATGCAAATCAATAAACTGCTGGAAGGCGGAAATGTATTCAAAACCAAAGATGGTGAACCACTCACACATCGTATCAACCGTGCGGATGTGCCTGCCACTATTGACTGGATTGAACAAGTAACCGGCATAGAATTTCCTCAAGACCGGTGGCTAGGATCCACAGGTAAAAAACCCACGTCTGGAGACCTAGATCTTGCTGTGGATCTCAATGAGATCAGCAAAGATCAATTGGCCGGGATCCTCACACAATTTGTGCAGAGTCAAGGGCTAGATCCTAGAGAATATGTAAGCAAGCGAGGCGAAGTACATTTACGCACTCCTATTGCGGGTGATGCCAATCGTGGATTTGTGCAAACCGACTTTATGTTCTTTCCTAACCTGGACTGGGGCAGTTTCTACTATAGCGGTGGTGAGGATTCTGAATACAAAGGCATGAACCGTAATGTGTTGATGTCGAGCATAGCCAAAAAACTAGGACTCAAAGTTGGTGCCAACGGCATGTTTTCTAGAACCACAAATGAACTAGTGCGCGGGGGTATGGATCCTGACTACGTGGCATCAGTGTTATTGGGATCGGGTGCCACTCGTGACAATCTAAAGAACGTAGAATCGATCTATGCAGCCCTTAGTAACGATCCTGACCGTGAAGCCAAGGTCTCAGATTTCCGTGAGTATCTTGCCAAAGAAGGCATGCGAGAGCCGGAAATGACTGTGAGAGAAAGTGATGCCAACTTCTTGGCCCGCCTGCGTGATCGCATAGTGAATCAAGGCATGCAGCCTTTGATTGAAACCAAGAGATCGTATCAACTGTACGAAACAGAACCTGTGTCTGTGGGCGGCAAAGCCAAAGGCATTGAACACTTGGAAGACTATGTGTTTCGTAGCGGATCAGCAGGAGTAGATCGCGCACTGCAAATAGCCGACTCTTTTTATGATGACCCCAAAACAGGTTCAGTCAAGTGGGATGGCAAACCTGCTGTGGTATTTGGACGCAAACCCGAAACTGGTGAGTTTGTACTCACAGATGATGCAGGATTCACAGCAGATAGATTGTTCACCAGCACCGAGGAGGTTGCTACAGATCTAGCCAGGAGAGATGCCAATGCTGCTGCCAAAGGTAATAAAGCAGACAGGATTGAAACTTTGTTGCCCACGTACGAAGCAATCTGGCCATATCTCGAAGCAGCCACTCCTGAGAACTTCCGTGGTTATGTCAAAGGTGATCTGTTGTACACATCCACACCAGAGGTGGAAGCAGGCAATCTAGTATTCCAACCCAACACAGTGGCATACCGTATTCCTGTGGCCAGTGATCTTGGCAAGAAGATAGCCAGCAGTGAAATCGGTGTAGCAGTTCATACCATGTACGCAGATGTAGATGCTCCCAAGCAACCACTCAGCAGAGTCAAGTTTAATCCTGTGCCAGGATTGTTGTTGATAGAACCTATCTATGCTCAAGCAGTTCCCAAGAACAACGACATAGCCAAGAAGATTAAAACATTGTTGCGTCAGAATCGAGCAGCTATAGACACCTTGTTCAATCCCATGGAACTGCGAGCCATGAAGATAACTGACTTGGCCAAGTTGGCCATCGACTACATCAACAAGCGAGTAGATCCAAGACATGCTGCATACACAGGTGATTTCAGTGACCTAGTACCTGGTTTCATGGGTTGGCTGCAACAGACACAGACACCACAAAAGGTCAATAACATAGCACAATATCTGCGTAGTCCTACCAGCAATGAACAAGGGCTGGCTGCTGCATTCTTGTTGTTTGAATTGCTGCATGA